AGGACCATCTCGCGATCCTCGGGCGAGAGTTCCGCGAGCGCCCGCGCCACGCGCTCCTCCGCCGTCTCGGGCGTCATGACAGGCGGATGGTCGATCCAGTCCGGCCCGAGGGCCGCCAGCTCCTGCGGCGTGCGGATCGTGCGCTCCTGCCCCGTCTCCGCGTGCCACCGCAGCTTGGGATACGCGCGCGGGCGCGGCGGTGCCTGCGTGCGCGGGGGATCCGCGGACCAGACGAACGTCGGGCGCGGATCGTCCTTCGTCGGCTGGAGCCGCAGATCGTGGAGCTGACGCGGGCGGAACGGCGAGCGGCCGTCCCCACCCGCGCCGAGCTGCTGGCTGATGAGCGCCTTGAGCGCTTCGAGTTGATCGGTCGAAAACTGCGAGAGATCCATCCCGCCTCCTAGCTCGTGACGCCTTTGATGACCGCGAAGGTGAAGACGGGCGCTTCGCTCGTCGTGCCTCCGGTCGTGAACTGCGTGATCTGACAGGATCCCGCCGCGACATTCGTGACGAAGATCTCGTAGAGGTTGGTGCCGGATGTCTGGTTGACGAGCACGACATCGGTCGCCGCAATCACGCTGTTGGTCAGCGTGAAGGAGGCCGGCGTGGTGGAACCGACGGCGGTGAAGAGCGTGATCGCTCCGGTCGGCGTGTTGAGCGTCACCCCCGTTGTGCGGGACGTGGCCTGTGTCACGGCGCCCCCGGCGCCCGTCGCGTAGCCCACCCCTTGCGTGCCGCTCGACGTCACCGCGCCGCCGGCGAGATAGCTCCCGCCCTTGTCGGTGGCCCCCGTGCGGTCGTAGCTCTGATTCGGGAGGAACGAGCCGCCCGATTGATACACGGTCATGCTGCGAACTCCTCAGGAAGGCGCGGCGCCGAGTGGTCACGGCGCCGCGTCCGGTCTACGTGAACGTGATCTGGTTCTGGTTGATCACGTTCCACTTGCCGTTGACGGCCTGGATCGTGAGACCCGCGCCGGCGTGCGCCGCGAAGGTCGCGACATCCGTCGTGGTCGAGCCGTCCTGATACAGGCCCGTCGCGGTGACGGTATGGGCGTTCGCCGTGTTGGAGGTGATCGTCAGCTTCAGCCCGTTCTGGTCAGCGGCCGGCGCCGCGAGCGTCATCGCCGCGACCCCCGCCTTGTTGAGGACGATGAAGACTTCCTGATTCGGCGGCGTCTGCGGGACCGCGATCGCGCCACTCACCGAGTAGCTGATCTGGGTCGGCTGCGCGTTGGGAATCACGAAGTCGTTCTGCTTGCCATACGCCACGGGCGCCAGTGTCCCGTGGGCGATCGCGAGCGTGCCGTTGTACCCCCGCACGACAAGGAGCGTCGGCGACAGGCTGGCATCCGCCACTCGCATGAGTTCGCCGTCCACCTGCACGAGGACCATGCCCTTGCCGGTGGGGGCGGTGTAGGCCGCCAGCGTGATCTGTGTCTGACTGGCCGTGATGGCGCCCGAGAGCGTGGTGTTGGTCGTCGCCATGTCTGTTGTCTCCTACCCGCACACGCGGACGCCGAGTTCCTGCCGAAGGACCGCTGTGCCGTAGAGCACGTCGATCCGCTGGATCCACTGGTCGGTCGTGGCCACGTAATCCCGGATCACGCGGAGCGACTTCCCGGACTTGCGCGAGGCCGCCCGGTACGCCTTGTCCGTCCCGCCCGGCAGCGGCATGTCCACCATCGCGACCGTCCCGAAGTCCTTGTGGACCGCGAGATTCTGCGGCGACTGGACCCCCGAGATCGTCGAGAAGCCGCTGGCCGGCGTGTCGTAGACGTAGATGGGCGTCTCGTCCGCCGGCAGGTTCGACACGTTCGAGAGCTGCGAGGTCGTGTCGTAGAGCGCCGGGGCCGTCGGGATCGAGATCGCGCCCGACGTGTCCGAGATCGTCGCGGTGACGATGACGTGGAACGGCTTCCCGTAGGAGGTGTAGTTCTGCGGGTTGGTGCCGTTGACCGGCGTGGTCGTGGAGATGAACGAGAGCGCATCGCCCGCGTTCAGCGTGGTTTCGCCCGACTCCCACCCGTCGGTCACGATCAGGGTCGAGCCCTGCGTCACCGCGCCGTTGGTCAACGGGGCGCCGGTGAAGGCCGACCCGAGCTTGCCGACGGTCTGGGTGTAGATGTTCTGATCCATGTACCAGTCGAAGCCGCCGGTGCGCCCCATGCGCGCTTCGCGGTACTGCTCGGCGATTTCGTCCGAGGCCTGGAAGAGGCCCTTCAGCGCGTCGACCATCGTGGTCTCGGCGTTGGGGTCCATGAAGATGCAGCGGTTGTCGTCGCGCGGCGCCGCCTGGTTGTCGAGCGTGGCCTTGGCCTGCAGCCACACCAGGAGGGTCGAGGGCGTGGTGCCCGGCGTCCCGACGACGTTGTTCAACCCCTGCGCGAGATTGCAGACGTCCTGATCGATCAGGTTCGAGACGCGCACGATCTGCGGTTCGAGGACGCGCTTGCGGTAGTTGTCCAGGTCGAGGGTGAGGTTCTGCGAGCTCACCTGTGTGTCCACGCCGCGCTGGAACGACAGCGTGAGCGCCACGTAGGTCTCGTCGATGCCCTCGATCTGGACTGCCTGACCCAGACGGCCCAGATACCGGGGCGGCTTGCGGATGTTCAGGGTCTGGCCGAGGACCGTGCCCCCGAACTCGAACTGATTGGAGTATTCGGAATTGATGTGAATCAGGGCGTTGTTCGTGTTGTCCAACACGTCCAGCGCCTCGAACGTCACAATGTCATTGGTGAGAAAATTCTGTCCCACAGCGACACCTTCGTTGCCCAGTGCAGCGCCCCTTCCGGCTGAGAGGGGAGCTGACGTGAACCGAAGGTGCCGCGCGTCGAGGCCGGGACGGCGACGGCAGGCACACGCAACGACGACCGAACGACCTTACGCCCGACGACCGCGACGACGCTCGCGATAGCCGCTGGCATCGAAATCGAAGCCAGCTTTCTGTACGACGTCGTTCAACGGAATCGGGGTGGTGCGCGACCCACCCGTCAGCGGCTGATACGGGGGTGGCGGGGTCACGCTGGCGGGCGTCGAGGCCGCAGAAGCGGCGCCCGCAGGCAGTAGTGACGACAGAATAACACCAAAGTCAAGCGGGGAACACGACGCGAGCTGCTGCGCGAGCGCGGCATCCTTCGCGATCGCGTACTGCACATGCTCCGACTTGGGGTGCGCGAGGATCGCATCGACGCGATCCATCGGGAGATTGACCTGCGCCCCCGGCCCGCGGCCTTCGACAACGAGCGCCTGGTAATCCGGATAGCTGGCCTTTCCCCGCGTCTGCGCGCCGTCGATCATCTGGCGCCGGGCCGCCTTCTGCCGTTCCTCCGCGAGCGCCTGCTGCACCAGCGTCTGCGGGTTCATCTGCGCGAAGGCCTGCTCCAGATTCCACTTGCTCACGTCCGCGACGAACTCGCCGTAGGTCTGGTACTTCGTGCCGATGTCGTCTTCGCTCGGCATCGGGCGGGTGGCCGGCGGTTGTGCGAGGGACGGCGGCGGAGGCGGCGTGGTCGCCTGCGGCGGCGCCGGCGGCTGCGGGGCACGCGGCGGCGCCTGCTCCAACGCCTCCAGGCGCGCTTTCAGCGCGTCCCGCTCCCGCTGGACGGCTTCGGCGTGTTCGGCCGCCTGCTGCGCCCGCTGCGCGGCTTCATCGCGCTCGTGTTCGAGCTGCGAGAAGCGCGCGCGGCCCTTCGGGGGCTTCGTGTCGGGAACCGGCGCAGCGGGCGGTGCCGCGCTCTCCGGCGTGGCCTTAACCGCGCCGTCTGCGGCCGGCTCCGACTCCTGGACGGCGACCTGCGCCTCTTTCCGCGTGTGGCGATCCATGATCGCTTTGAGCGCGGCCGGATCAGCATTGACACCAGACAGGACGCGGCCGTCCTGTTCGTGCGAGGCGACTTCGAGCGTGGCGGATTCAGTCTCGGACATGACTAGCGGCGTCCTCGCTTCTTGGATGTGTGCAAGTAGTGCCCAAGGTTCTTCCCCGGATGCCCCTTCCGCTTCGTGACGTGCGTCGGCTTGCCCTGTTCGGAGCCCGACGCGAAGTCGTGGAGCTGTTTCAGGGTCATCGACTGACGCAGCTTGCGCGCCATCGGAAAATCGGCTCCATGTTCGGCGGCGCCCATGAGTCGCTGCTGGGCCTTGCTCACGGCTGGCATGTTCCCTCCTAGCTTCCTCGCTGCGGTTCGGCCTGCCCGGGATGCACCACGGCGAGTCGCCAGTCTGGCGAGACCAGCACCGCGCCCGCCGGCCCCACCGGCCCCTGCGTCTTCATCGTGTCGCCGGTGACTTCCCCGTGTGCCTGCGCCATCGCGTCCAGCACGCCGAGCACTTTGTTGTGCGTCAACGCGACATGCACGTGCGGGCTCTCGACCATCCGACGGAGCACTGGAGCCACACGCCGCACGAATCGCTCTTTCGTCTCGCGGTCCTGGTTGAACGTGCGGAGCGTCGGTGTGGGCGCCACCTTTGCGCCAAGCGCCGACGCGATCGGACGCGCTGACTCCACCGCGCGCGGCAGGTCCGACGTGAGCACCGTGGGTGCCACGCGGCCTTTGATCGGTTGCATCTCGTCGGCCAGCGCGCCAATCGCCTGCGTCCCGCGCGCGTTCAGGTGGTCGTTCGACCACGCGTGCGGAATCCCCTTGGCGTTGTCGTCGGTTTCGCCGTGACGGATCGCGAGCAGACTCATGCGCCGGCCTCCGGCTGGTTCTGCGGTGGATTCTGCGGCTGGTTGACCGCGAGCGCCGCCTGCGTCACCGCGTTCTGCGCTTCATGGGCCAAGACCGCATGCTCGTGCGCGTGCTCCCGGCCTTGGGTCGCCGCGGCGTGGAGATGCGCCTCCCGGTCCTTGACCGCCGCGGCTTCCGCCAGTCGCGCTTCCTTCTCGACGCCGATCATCTGCTCCAGCACGCGAATGCGCCGGTCGGCGTCCTGATTGGCCGCTTTGACCTCAGCCTCGACGAGTCCGGCCTGGGCGTTGATCCGCGCGATCTCGAGCTGCGTCTGGCTCTGGAGCTGCGCCTTCTGCAGCTCCACCTGCGCGTCGAGCTGCGCTTTCTGGAGTGTGGCCTGTTGCTTGGCGGCGTCCGTCTGCGCTTGCTGCTGGAGCTGCTGATTCTGCTGCATCAGCGCTTGCACCTGGCCGCGGAACTGCTCGGGGATCTGCTGTAAGGCCTCGGGATCGGGCGGCTCGAAGCGCCGCAGCTTCTCGGCGACCTGATGCGCGCCGGGGAACGACAGCTGCTCGACGTAATCGGGCATGATCGCGGCGGCCATGGGCGGCGGCAGGTGCGGAATGAGCTGGCCGAGCGCCGCCGCGCCTTCCTGCGCCCGCGTGGCCGTGGACTTCCCGACCGTCGCGGTGACGGCATACCGCCCGTTATTGAGGTCGTAGAACTTGTAGAGGCTGCCCTGCACCTGGGCGAGTTCGGGACTGATGCCTGGCGCTGGCATCGGCTGACCGCCCGGCCCCTCGGTATACGGGTGGCCCACCATCACCTTATCGGGTTCGTCGTCGAGGCCGAGGATGTGGAGGATCTGCCCCGGCCGCGTGATCTTCGGGATCACTTCCAGCATCTGCTCGGCCGCGTACACCACCGCGCGGTTGACGTTATCGATGAAATGCGCGGTCCCGAGATCGCCCTGGTTCTGGAGCTGGGTAATCGCCACGCCCGAGTTCTTGTGTGGGTCGATCTGGCCGAGGGAGGGGGCGTAGAGACTCGTGGTGGCCTGGATCGCCTCCTCCGACTTCTGCATCAGCATGACGGCCGCCTGGATCGGCGCTTCCGACACGTCCCGCTGGGGCGGTGGGACTGGCTGCCCGAGCAGACTCACCGGCACATAGGGCAGGTAGGCGTAGTTATAGGTGTTGGCGGTCTCCCAAATCTTCCCGTATTGTCCGAGCTGCCCTTCCGCCACGACAAACGGCGATTTCGGCGCCAGCGAAAAGATTTCGACGGCTCCGGAATAGGTGTAGTTCACCATCCGCTGCGCGTCCATGCCCTCTTCGATCATCCCGCGCAGGTAGGCTTGCCCATCGATATTGAACTCTTCCCCGAGGATCGGGACGAGGGGAATCCGCGACCCCACCCACGGCAGTTCTTCGAGCTCCTCGATCGCATTGATGATCGAGCCCTTCACGATTGACTTGCGGATGGTCCGCTGCCACAGCACGTCCGCCCCCTTCGGCGGCTCGCCCTGCTGAATCTGGCCAGATCGCAGCTGATACCACGGCTGCTCCTCGAACGTCATCCGCCAGTACTCGGCCACGCGCACGGTCTTGTCGCTCACCCACCCCTGGGTGTCGCCCGTCGCGGCGAAGGCATCGGGACTCGCGTAGTTCGTGCGCTTCCCCCACCGCACCTCGTATTCGTCCCGGCTGAGATCCTCGGTGACGAACATGAAGAGCGCATCCGAGCGCGTCGGCTTCTGCGCGGAGGGATCACAGTACACGCTGAGGTTGTTCGGGATGCGCTCCAGCCGGAGTTCCTGATCGTTCATCTCTGGCTTGGGCTCCCCCGTCCACGTCGCATAGACGTATTCGGTCCGGATCCGGAACCACCCGATCCCGCCCTCGACCGCCTGATCCGCCGCCCACTCCACCGGCGATTCACTGCGCGCCTGGTTGTGGACCCGACGCAGATACCCGCTCAGGATGTCCGCGACCTCTTCGTCAGCCCCGTCGCCGTTCGGGAGG